TAAAAAAAAGGGACCCGAAGGTCCCGTATAAATGTATAAATTAGAATGCAGAAGGAGCAGATGTTCCAACATATAGTTCTACTGAAGCAGCAGGGTTTAAGTAATCTGCACCCATAGCCATGCGACCTAAGATCACATCACCTTGGTAGATTACAGAAACGTCACCGTTTGTTACTTGAACTTGTGGTCCAATTGCTTCAACAACCCCAGCAGCTTCTTTCTGGAAAATCAAACCACATGACTTAGCACCTAACTCAGTGTTAGTACCATAGTCATTGTTGATTCCTGTAGAAGCACCTGAAGCGTTCTCAGGTGTAGGTCCAATGAAAGAACCAAGATTTCCAGGAGAAACCTCACCTGTTGTACCGCCGTAAGCAACACCATACTTGCCAAGGAAAGGAATATTCATTGACTTGTAGATCTTGATTCCAGCGATTTCTACTACACCACTACCAGACTGTAAACCTGTACCTTGAACATCTCTATTGATTAGTCCATTGTCACCTGTTTGTTGGATTAAGGAGTAGTACTGACGTGGGTTAAGAACCGCACATCTTCCTTGTGAACTTACACCTTTCTCATCTAGTGCAGCAGCAGCATCAAAGAAAGCATTTACTAGGTTTCCAGCGTTATAAGCATCAGAATCATTAGTTGTAGATCCAACTCTGATCTGTGTTCCGCCAGGTTCTACAAAGTTTGTAGCAGAAACTGGAGAAGCAGCTCTAGCTCCACGTGTAATAGCACGGAAGATTAGTCTGTCATATTTTTCAGCGAGAGCATATCCGATCTTCTTAGATATTTCTCCACGCAATTCGTAGTGAGCAAGTGTCTCGTCTAAATCGTAAACGAATGCAGAGCTGATTAGTAGATCATCCATGTTGATGGTCTTCTCAGCTACTGGAGGAGCCTTGTCACTGTTGCCTAAGATAGGAGTTCCTGGTGTATGGAAGTCCGAAGTCATGCGACCTGTGTAGATGAACTGAAGTGATTTTCCGTTCTTAAGGGTTCTCTTAGTTACGAGATCTCTTGCGATTGTCTCGTGTTGGAAGCCTTTGAACATTTCTCCACTAAACAGCTTCAAATACAGGGCGTACTTATCGGTAGCACCATCATAACCAGTACCTGTAGATAGATTAATTCTACCTAAAGCAACCTGATTAGCATTAGCCATTTTAAGTTAAAAATTAAAGGTATATTTGGTCGTCTCTTTACGTAAAAAGTTGTGAGTCTCAGTTGGACTCATTAATATTGTGGTCTATCCCACCGTCTAGACGGCTGATTGGTATCCTCCTTGGAGGGCAAAAAGCCAAATTGAGTAGGGAGGATTCGCACCTCCCAATTCGCTTAACCGATTACTCTAGTGTAAGCAACGCCACGATATACGAAAGTAACTTTCATGAGTTTCTCCATATACCACAACCCCGTTCCATGCTGTGGTGTCATGCGTCCCTGTATAGGGATGAACGGACGTGGTTGCTATTCTCCTGTAAGAGCTTCTTCTAATGATTTATACTCTTTGGATTTTTTAGTTTTCTTTTCTTCAACAATAGGAATATTCTTTCTACCTGTTGTTGTCTGTTTCCAGTGTCTTTGATTCTCTGCCATATTAAAACGAGGGTTCACCCTCCGGTTCTTTTTTCTTTGTGTATTGTTCTTGTCTATATTCCTCTAGTAATTTATCTACCTGTTTCTGTAGTTTCAGAATTTCTGGATCTTGTGTTTTCATACTATTCCAATGGCGGATAACGCCAGAGCATATAAATAAGTTAGTGATTAAAGTTAGATATAAACAAAAATTTTTCAACCAATTTCCGGAGCTGTTAGTGCAATGTTTGTAGATTCAGCTGAAGCTAAATCAAGTGGAAAGTTGTGTGCATTACGCTCGTGCATTACTTCAAATCCGAGGTTAGCTCGGTTTAATACATCAGCCCATGTTGGGACTACTTTGCCATTAGCATCAACAACTGATTGGTTAAAATTGAAACCGTTAAGGTTGAATGCCATTGTGCAGATACCCATGGATGTCAGCCATATGCCAACAACCGGCCAAGTACCAAGAAAGAAATGAAGAGCACGGCTATTATTGAAACTCGCATATTGAAAAATTAACCTACCGAAGTAGCCATGAGCTGCAACGATGTTATATGTCTCCTCGTCTTGCCCAAATTTATAGCCATAGTTCTGCGAGACATCCTCTGTTGTTTCCTTAATAATTGAGGAAGTAACGAGACTTCCATGCATAGCAGCGAACAAAGCTCCACCGAATACCCCAGCAACACCGAGCATGTGGAACGGATGCATAAGGATATTGTGTTCTGCTTGGAATACGAACATAAAGTTAAAAGTACCAGAGATACCAAGAGGCATACCATCACTGAAACTCCCCTGTCCGAAAGGGTAAACGAGAAAAACCGCTGCGGCTGCTGACAATGGAGCTGTGTAAGCTACAAAGATCCAAGGTCTCATGCCTAGTCGGTATGAAAGTTCCCACTGTCTACCAGCATATGCTGCTACTCCTATTAAGAAGTGGAAGATAATGAGTTGATATGGTCCGCCGTTATATAGCCACTCGTCCAAAGTGCCAGCTTCCCAGATCGGGTAAAAGTGCAGTCCTATTGCGTTGGAGCTTGGAACGACTGCTCCAGATATAATATTGTTTCCATATAATAAGGAGCCGGAAACAGGCTCACGTATGCCATCTATATCTACAGGCGGTGCTGCGATAAAAGCAAGTATAAAACATGTAGTGGCAGCAAGTAAGCAAGGTATCATAAGCACCCCGAACCATCCCACATAGAGACGGTTCTCAGTACTTGTAACCCACTCACAAAATCTCTCCCAATTACTGGGAGCTAATTCTTTTTGTAGTTGGATTGTTGCCATTTAATTAAAAGGAATATTTAGCACCTAATTTTGTGCCGTAACTATTTGTTGTTTCTTCGTCAAAGAAGTTGGAGAAAGCTAGTTCACCATAAACTTTGATCTTTTCTGTTGCAGCTACAGAGCCACCAAATTTACCAGAGAAACTTGAATCAGATTCTTCAGATCCATCAACAGAGTTAACTGTCTGTCCACCTTGGACATACCAATCTAGTGAACCTAGTTTGTTTTCATAACCAACATGTAGATCAGTTGCTCTAGACTTATAATCTGAACCAGCATAAGAAGCGTTAGTCTCTACGTTTACGTAAGGACCAGCTAAAACTGGAGATGATAATGCAGCAGTTGCTGTAAGTACAATAAATTTTTTCATCAAATATATAGGAATTAAAAAAAATGTGGCGGGTTACGATATGATTCGAGCCGCCTGTTTTTTTAAAATACTCCTGGAATTATTTGACCTGTTGTTACGTAAGCTCCTAGAGCTGCAACGAAACCAAGCATTGCTGCCCAGCCATTAAATCTTTCTGCTTCGGGTGTCATAAGTTTTTGTTTAGGTAATAGTTGTATAGGGGGTTCGTATGCATACTCGTTTTCAAGTAGCGTATCTAAATCTTTTGTTTTCATTAGAAGTCAATATCTGAACGTTCTAGTTTTGCGATAACATCTTGTCTATATGCAGGGTCATTGTCATAGCGTGGATCACTCATAGCTTTTACTAATTGAGCTTGACTTCTGAATACATCACCTTTGGTTTCAGCAGCTTTACCTGTAAGCATTCTGCCTTCATATCCATTAGCTGTTTCATAAGCAGACTTAAGTGCATCTACTCCTAATTGAATAGCAGCTGCATTTCCAGTCCCAACTAGATCATCAAAAGCTTTAATCTTATCTGCGGAGAGATTGTCTCCAGCCCATGTGACTAGCTTGTTGTATTGAGCTTCTCCTCCAACTGAGTTTTGTATTTTATTTATCTCAGCTGTAGTAACATCTACTTCAGATTGATTAGAAGCGGGATTACTTTTTTGAAACTCCATATAAGCAGAGACTAATTCTTGACTGCTTAGTTCTGAAAACTTATCAAGTGTTTCTTTTGAAAGTGTATTGCCATTAGCAAAGTACTCATCGTTTGCTGTCTCTAATAATGAAACAGCTGCACTCTTTTCAGCCTTTGTTTCTTCACTTTCAGACTCGTCTGTTACTTCTTCGGTTTTTTGCCCTTCTTCGGATACGCCATCTTTGTCTCCTAATTTTTTTTGAAGTTCTACGTATGCTTTTTCGAGATCTTCTGCATTTTTATATTTGCCAGCAAGTAATTCACCTTGCTCTTCAGCCATCTTTTCTCCAACCTGTAGAGAATCCTGTTCTTCCGCAGTCAACTCAGGTGTGGATTCATCAGTATTTACTGTTAATGTTTCTGCCATAATTATTCAACGGGTGGTTCTTCTTCTGGCATCATCTGTGGGTTTTTAGTTGGATCCATTAAGGGAGTGCCAGCTAATTGACCAGCTTGATCAACCAGTGATTGTTGGGTCTGAGCTTGTTGTGCAGCTTGCATTTCTTCAGCCATCTGTTGCTCAGTCTTGACAAGATTTAGTACATCAATACCTTGTGCAGCTGCCAATCTCTTGATAGCTTCTTGAGCATTTATGTATTGCATTAAAGCTTCTGGTCCTAATGTCTGTGCAATAGTTCCAATAAACTGTGTAAGTGATTCTCTATCTTGTCCTCTACCTAAAGCATTTACACCGGCAACTATTGTTGGGCGTACCATATCTTTAGGAAGTTTAGGTATCTCATTAGATCTTTGTAGAACTAATAAGGTTCTATTGAGATAAGGTATTAAGAACTCAACTGTTAGCAGTGAGAAGATCCCACCTAACTGTTGTTCTAATTCCAACTGTGTAAGGCGTACCTCCTCAGCTGTAACCCTCTCAGCATTTCTTATGTTCATAACTAAGAAAGCTTCAAGCAATCTTTTCTCTATAGCTGTTGCCATATTTGCAGCTGTTGAAAAATCAGCAGTTTTACCAACTTGGATTACTGCGACATCTTCTGGTCTGCCTTGAACGATGGCTCCGTTTCCAGCCTTTGCAATGGTGGCTGGCTTAGTAGTTGAACTAGGTGATACTAAAAAGACAACCTTTGAGGCAGCAGCTGCTCCTTCGATTAGTGATTGACTTAAACCATCAAGTGATTTGAGATCTCCTAAAAATTCTTCTACTCTTCCACGACCATAGTCTTCTCCGT